GAAGAGTTGATGAGTGGTGCGGACTCAATCGCTGAACTGAGTAAGAAACTAGAACAGGTCAGTGAGACTGCAAGAGTCAATGCGAGCCTAATTGGTGGTGACGGGAATACCCAATACAACAAGAACCGCTTAAATGGTGGCACGGCTAAGAAAATTAGCTATGGAACGGATTTCGTGGAGGTCGGCCATAATGGAGACGGTTTTGAAGTTGGTAAGAAATATGTCATCAGCTGGTCAGCAACCTGCACGCCTTACGGCAAGACTGATGTGACTGTGGTAGTCAATAAAACACCGTTTTACGGCGGTCACGTTCATTTGGCGCCTGCTAATTCTGTCATGCCAGCGATTGACAAAGACCTTGCTCAGAAAGAGGAAAAGGTCCTAGCAGTCTACTATGGCGCTTATCGTTTGACCTTCTCAGGGGACTGGTATCAGAATGTAGAGCAGTCTGTGATGATTGATAATCAGACAAGACGGATTGAACTAGCGCCAGTCTATAAGACGGTTGCAGATGGACAAAATTCAAGATATGACGGAAGTTGGAACCAAAATCCAACTTTCATATTCGATGGAGGTATAACATGACGGAAACAATCCCAGTAAGGGTACAGCATAAGCGCATGTCAGCACGAGACTGGGCAAGTAGCACTCTGGTCTTACTTGATGGCGAACTAGGTATTGAGAGCGACACAGGCAAGGTCAAGGTAGGAAATGGCCGTGACCGATTCTCAGCCCTGCAATACCTAACTGGACCTAAAGGTGACCGTGGCGAAACGGGACCAGCAGGACCAAGAGGTGCTGATGGTGTTGTGCGTTTTGAAGGTTCAGCCGCAGAGCGTGCTTTGGCGGAATACGCCAAGAAGTCTGAAACGCCAGTTTACCGAATTGCTAAAGGGGATATAGGTGGAGGTGGCGTTGGGTCATCTAACACGATAAGAACCAGTGATTTAATGAATCCTGAAGGTATTAAGGTTGGCGACATTATTGAAGATTATTGGTCAAATGGTTCTGTAGCTGATAAAGAGATTTGGAAGGTGACGGCTGTTAACGGAACAACTGTTTCCGTACAAAATCTAGGAAAGAGAACTTTTCCATCTTACAATGATACCGACATCAAGCGCCGTATCACAGCTCTTGAGAATCGTCCAACATTTGACACATTGACAGAGACACAACGAAATAGCTTGCGAGGACCAGTAGGTCCAGCTGGCGCAAGAGGGGCGAATGGTGCAACAGGTCCAGCAGGGCCTAGGGGAGCTGATGGTGCGCCTGGCCAAAATATCATTAATCAAAACGGTGGACAACCAATGAAATATTGGGCTGGAACAAGGTCTCAATATGACGCAATTTCTAACAAAGATGCTAATACCATCTACGATATTTATCGCTAACAGGAGGTAATATGGCACGAGAAGGAATTTACGTGGGCTCTAAAGAAATTATTCAGCGTTATGTCGGTACAAGGCTGGTTTGGGAGAAAGTCACAATCCAGTTTGACGAAATTTTAAGATTCACTTCAAATCGCTTCGGGTCATTTTGGCGTTTTGGCTCTACAGAAAGAGCCTTCATCGACTTAGGGATATCCGAACGTCGTCCGTATGGTTTGGATGGAATAGAGGATTGTAATGTGGTGAAACTTCAAAATTCTAACAAAATCTTTGAAGTTAGGGTAGTAATAAGTCAACGAGATACTGGCTATTCAACAAGTTACCAAAGACGATACAACTACCAATTGTTTGTCATTTTTAAAAATACGGATGAGGTGCAGGATTTCATCTCCAATAAGTACAACGAAACCTATATTTTTGGCAGAAAAAGAGGAGGCTAGCATATGGATATTACCATTCAAAACGTTCGTTCGCCTGCTTTGGATCATAACGGACGGTATTACAAGGTATTCCAGCCACGGACACGAGACGAACTGCTGAAATTGCACCACATGGGATGTGTGGGTGACACGGTGCTGACGGACATCCAGCTGGAGCAAGGAGATTTCCCTACTAGCTTCGTGGAACCAACTGTTACCCAACGTACTCTGTCGGGTCTTTTCAAGGATATGCGTTCTATCGAACTGGAATTAAGAGACCCAAATAGCACTCTCTGGGGTAAAATCCAGCAGAATAATCAAGGGGCGCTGACCCAGTTCTTTGATACGAATGTCAAGAGTGCCATCGCTCAGACTGCTAGAGAAATCAGGCAGGAAGTGCGAGACGCTGCAAATAGTGCAAGAGTACAAGTGACACCTGAAGGTGTTACTATTGGCTCTACTACTTTGACGGGCGAGCAGTTAGCCTCTACCATTTCGACCAGTCCGAAAGGCGTGGACATTATCGCTCCACGGGTTCGAGTGAAATCCGATATGATCGTTGACGGTGCGGTGACTGCTGGTAAGTTAGCGGCTGGCTCTGTCACTGCTGAACATATCCAAGCTGGTGCGATTACTGGCGATAAAATCAACGTAGACGATGCACTTATTCGGAACCTGACTGCTAGAGATGCCTTGATTGATAAGTTGACATCTAAGGAAGTCTTTGCGACTAAGATTGAATCTGTCGTGTCTAGTTCAACCTTCCTTGAAGCTTATCAAGGCAAAATTGGCGGATTCACACTTGGACAATTTGACCAAGGTGGCGGACGTTGGATTTCTGGCGTAAACCATTTCGCAGTTGGAATGGGAAATGGAGAAGGCCGAGGAACTAGAACCGCATTTTGGGCGAACTGGGGCGATAGCTGGAACACAATTGGAGATAGAGCTTGGTATGTGAATACCGACGGCAAAATGTACTGTAAGAATGATTCAATCTTCTATAGACAAGTCACATTTGACACTAATTGTTCTGTTGATTGCTACGGAACCCAAACGTTCTATAAATCGCCTATCTTTATCCACGGGATCGAAATGGGCGAGGCAGATATTTACGGTAATGGCTCAAATCCCAAAGGTGGAAAGAATACGGTCGTTTGGTGGAACCAGGTCGGAAGCGGAAGTGTTAAATACTGGGGCGATAAGTCCTCAGATAGACGTTTGAAAGAAAACATCACAGATACAGCCGTGAAAGCCTTGGACAAAATCAACCAACTAAATTTGGTCGCATTTGATTTCATTGAGAGCAAGAAACACGAAGAAATCGGTTTGATTGCTCAAGAGGCTGAGACCATCATTCCAGAAGTTATATCACGAGATCCTGAGAATCCAGATGGCTATCTGCACATCGACTATACCGTTTTCGTACCCTACTTGCTGAAGGCTGTCCAAGAACTGGACCAGAAAATCAAAGAAATGGAGAAACTACATGGATAATCACACAATCGATAAGTTAGTCGCTGAGTCGCTCGTCAACCGTTTGGCAGAGGGCGAATTGGGACGTGCGCATTTAGATGCACACTATACATTGACTTTGGCTGAACTACAGGCTTTTAAGGCGGTGCTGGAATATGACCCAGCACTCAAAGAGTTATTTGAAGAAACGCAAGCAAAAATGAAAGGAAATAACTAATGACTTACAAATTAACAGGAAGCCCGACTTTAAAAGGGGAAAAGAATGTCACAATCGTTACGATTGAGAAAGAAGAACCTGGACGCTACAGCTATGAGCGTGTTGAATTACCAGGTAATCGCACGCAGGACAATGAAGAAGTGTTGATTCAAGCGGTTTTAGACTTTATTAAAACAGAGCTTGACCCAACGAGCGCTCTTGTACAGGCTCAAGCTAAGTTGGAAGAAACTCACATTAAGCTTCAAGAGGCTGAACAGAAATTGGCACAAGCCGAAGCTAAGCAGACGGCCACAGATCAAGCAGTTAAGCAGAACAAGACTGAAAGCGACCACTACGGCAAAGTTAGCTACGCATTAGTTTTAACGTTGATAACAGAAAAATTGCTTCAGTACGGAACAGCTTATAAAGTTTTAGTTGATTTAATTCAATCAGCTGAAGTAGGTAAACACTATATGCCAGGTGACTTGATTACCATTGAAGACCCAGCACATGTTGAGGTAGATGGTGAAGGTAAGAGGGTTCTGGTACAACTTAACCGTGAATTTACTTATAATGGAGAGCCTGCAAGCGACTTTATTCGTGATGGACGTCTTGAACGTGATGGATATGGCGTAGCGTGGAAGTACGAGCCTAAAGAACAAAATGAGCCTACGAATGTTGCACCAGCAGCTGCAGTTTCTACGACAGCTACCGTCGCACCTACAGCAGCAGAGCCTTCTGCTACAACAGTTATATCTAATCAATAATGGAGGTGCCTATGGCGGAATTTGAACACCTCGTTATTCGTTTCGTAATCTCTATGATTCCTGTTATTATCTTGTATTTCTCCATGAAAGACAGAGCCACAAAGCAGGAGAATCGCATTACCGCGATGGAAAAAGACATTGAGAACCTACGTGAATTTAAAGAATCTGCCAATAAACGACTAGATAACCACGATGAACAGAACAAGGCTATCTTGGTACTTGCGGAACAAGTTAAATCGCTAGGTGAAGATGTCAGAGAGTTGAAAACGTTGATTCAAAGCAAAAGCTAAGAAAGGGGCGCAGAATGGTCTGTAATCTCAATACGACCAATCTCGCACAGGTTGATGGCGGTCACCTCATTAAACAAGGTGATGTAGCTTCTACCTTTGGATTCGTCCTTTTAGACGAAGACTATCGAGCCGTCTCCTCTCTTGATGGGGAGGTGGCGGTTGTTAGTCTGACCATGGACAAGTATCAATGGAAGAAGAAGGTGACTGTCATGAACTCAAGCGTGAATTTTAATCTGGATGCTATCTTGCCTGTTGGGAAATACCGCTTAGAGATTAGTGCTGGCGGATATATTTTTCCAAGCGATAAGGCTACGCACATCAAGATAGTGGCTTCAGATAAAGAATTGGTCACAGAGGAAGTCCATGCTCTCAAAGAGCTGGATATAGCAAAGGAAGTTGAGAAACAACTTTCAGAAAAAACAGTAACAGATGGTGGAGTATGTCCGGAATTTCCCGATCTACTCTTCTTTTATAATCTTGGAAAGGTATAGAAAAAAATGGAAACTACAAAATTAACAGAATTCGCCCGCACTTTGGGAGAAGATAATAAACGAGTTAACGAAGAATTAAAAACCAAAGTTAGCACTTCAGCAATGACGCAAGCTATCACTCAAGCAGTTACTCAAGCTAAAACGGAAGTTAAGGCTGAAATTTTAGGTGAAGGAACACCTGAGAACCTTGATACGCTGAAAGAAATTGCGGATAAAATCACGAATATGGGACAGGATGAAAACGGTGCACTTCTCGGAAAAGTAACCGAAGTCAGCGGACGTGTAGACCAGATTGCTAATCTTGATTTAGTAGCAACATATAAT